TCAGTGGGTAATATCCGTTTTGTTGAGTGTTTTCAAAAACATTCTTGCTACCGTGTGGATATCGGCAGGCTGACCCTGTCCGTCCAGGTAAACTATTCCGCAAGTCACTACGGATGAAGGGAATCCGGCTTTATGGAGTAGATTCCTCATAGCTTGCCAATCTTCCTCGACGCTCTCGTTCTTTGTTGCCAGGACGTTTAACCATTCCCCTATCGTCATTGACCAGCCTCCGCACATGACCATGCTTCATGATCTCTGACAAAATTGCGGGTCTGGAGACACCTGTCACAGTCGCAAAGCATTACCTGGGGCCGGAGGTTGCGGGCTCCGCAGTCCGGGCACGTGATCTGATCTGTTTCATCAACAAGCTCGTCTAAGTTCAAGCTCTCGCAGTTACCGCATCGGTAGATAATCTCGTAGTCGCCCTTGACTTCCACTATCAAGGCTACGACCTTTGGCTTCTCGGACAGGAACTCGCTCGCTGACTGCTCGTCAAGGTCAATGTCAAGCTCTTCGTGACATGCTGGGCATTTCCACCTGACAATCTCGAACTCTATTTGATCGTGGTGGAACCAGTCGGAACCAGTAAAGTTGCTGAACCGTCGCTCCGCTGTTACCGCATCCAGGGACGTGATCTCGGATTTACATTTCGGACACTGTGCTGCCATTGCGCTCAATCCCTCCTTCGTTAGTTTCAGGGTCCGGCAATTCTCCGATCAGGTCGGATATTATCATCCACTCGTCAGAGTTTTCGTTGACCGTGTCCTCATTGTCTAACTTGTCGATGATATCGTCAGCTTGTTGATCGGTAACTTTCACGCCGTCAATTTCGGCCTGGATCTGCACGTCCTCCGTACTCCATACCTGCATATAGATATGGTCCTCAGGGTTGTACCTTTCCTGTAGTTGCTTGATCGCTTCTGCTACCTTCATTAAGTCCCTCCTACTATTTAATTAAATCTATGATCCCGGAACGTTCCGCTGACGTTGCCGCCAATCCCAAACTTGTATTTACAATTGTCGGAGTAGTTAAGCTCGAAGCCCTGCCGTTTCTCTGTGTGGCAAATAGCGCCATAATCGTTCAACTTCGCTCTCGAAAGCATGTGCTCTTTGAAGTGCTGAATACTATTAAACCCGAGGCTTTTAACCAGTTTGCTGAGTACGACTTTGTTCATCTTCTCCCTCTCGATTTATATTTGTTATAATCATTATAATTGTTATAACATCAAAGTCAATAGATACGGAGAAAAAATTGATCGTAATTTGGCATAATTTCTGGCATATATGACTGAACAAAAAAGACGCCGGCAGCTTGTTAGGCCACCGGCGTCGTGTAATTATTTCTTGAGAAATAATTTGGAACCCTACAGCTTCGAGAGATCGGATTGCAGGGTCTTGAGGTCAAACCCTTCCAGGGACTTATTGTTGACGAGCATCTCTGTGCTCAGATAGGCCACGGACTCGTCATTGTATGTTTTGAGAAAACTCCAGGCCATTGGCTGGATCTTCCCCCATGTCACGACGTAGATATACGTCCGGTCATACGCCACCGCCGGTACATAATGACCGCCTTCGATCGGTGAGTTTTTTACCACGGTCCACGGTTGGCCCGCATTAAATTGATCCATGGCGCTTGAAGGCACTTCTATGCCTATCCCGACCGCCGAGAATAGGTAGATGGCAACAGTCAAATCGGCTTCGTTGCGCTTCCGGAGAGCCATATATGCGGCAACCTGGTGCCGAGTGTTGTCTGCTGCCAGAAGTCCAACCTTGCGCCGATATGAGGCCGCCGCCTGCATATCGGTACCCTGGTCGGAGTTCGGATCGTTGGGATTAAAGCCTGTAATGGCTGAGTAGTCGCTGAGTACGCTCTGCTCTGAAAACGGGACGACCTTGCCGCCTTCTTTGTTCCAGAGCATCGTTTCATGAGCGCCGCCAGCCAATACGCAGTCGCCGTATTGATCGTTACCAAGCATCCCCCAATCGTCGATCATGGTCTGATGGCCGAATGCGGGCGGCGGCTTGGGGAGTGTAATCCAGTAATCACCCATCTTGAACTTGATCGAATCCGGGCGCGCTGGCAGTTTTCCCAGTTTCAACGTCATTGCGTAATCTCCTGACCCTGTTTATTCATTGCTGTAATGTGGATATTGTGTACTTTGCCGGGAAGCTCAAGGCAATGTACTTGGCTGTATTCCGGCTCCTCGTCTGTGATATAACATTGCTTGTCGTCGCAGAATGTCACTTTGCATTTGGCATCCTGTGTTGTTGTCCAAGCAAGGCAGTGATCGGAAACCTTTACGTTCTCGATCTGAAAAGGGATACAGGCTACCAGCCCGAAGGCCAGTAGCCCTACGAAAAATCTGAGCCTAAACATCGCCGGTGTCTTTGATCTTCAAGACCTGGCGCAGAGGCATCAATCCCTGATGGAATAGTGCCTGGCTTGTTACCTTGCAGTTCACAGGATGGGAGCGCCAGAACTGGTTATAATCTGCCACAACCGCCCAGGTCGTCGGAGCGTCAAGACCGGTGATCGATTTGAACGATGCCGAGCAGATATCTAGAGCCTTGCTGAGCAGGCCCATCTTGACCGACATCGCCCATGCGGGATCGTTCCAGATGTCAGACAGGATGCGCGAGATGTTCGGAGCAACAGGAATCGGATCGATAGTAACGAGGCCGTTGCCGTCTGTTACCTTGTACGGCACACCCTCACTGTCCAGGTCTGCGTAAATGCTCTGCAAGATGGAATTAATGTCGCCAACCGGGTCCAGAGATCGAATACGCTTTGGCAGCGAAGACTTGGCCTTTGCGATGTTCAAATCGTATGCCTTCTTGATGTATACGGTGCCGACAGTTCCAGCCATCACAACTGCAGCCAGCTTCACGATAAGGGCGCCGAACCATAGAATCAAGGTGACAGCGTTGGCGTTTTCCGGTACTACCAGTCCCAGGGACGGAAAAACGAAATTAAGGACGACCACCAGGACGAGACAGGCCAACATGACCCAGGTATGCCAGGATTTCCAATTGATATTCATAAAAATCCTCCATGGAAAAGAAAAAGCCGCTCTCGTTAAGATTCCGAGAGCGGCCAGGAACGAAGATAACTTCTCAAGAAATAATTACATGATCATCAACCCCCTTTACATCCCCAGGTGAGCCACCAGACGACTATGCCCGTAAGCACAGATCCCGCACATCCGGCGGCGGCCAGAAGCAAACCATTTTTCAATGTCAGCATAGCTTTGAATTTTTCGGACTTTTCCTCTTTCTCTATGCCGTTATGACAGCCTTGCCATTCTATGATCTCGCCAAGCTTCTCCGAGTGAGTAGCGCATGGCAGCTTGGCTAAAGCAGATCGTAGCTCGTCCTGAGCGGTAAAAAGCTTCCCGATGTGTTCCGTCTGCTGTGCTTGCTTTGACAGGATGACGTCCACTTTGCCCGAGACTTGGCCGAGCAATATGAGTTCTGGTGAATCCATGCGTGCCTCCTCGTCATACGGCTACGCCGTTTATTTTGGCTATACTGGCTACCGCGATTCCATTGACTTTGGCAAGACCAGACGAAGTAATCCCGTTGACCTTGGCTATGTTTGCCCAACCTGTCGCAGCGGGATCTCCCCATACTTTTATCGCTGTGCTTCCGCTCCACAAATCCTGCCACGAAGCTCCGCCATTGAACGAACGGGTGAGGGAACCTGCCGGATTGCCCTGATTATATGAACCACCTCCACATACATAAAAATTATTTCCAGAGGTCTCATACCAGACTGCTGCATATTGAGTATTGGCAGCAAGAGAGGCTCTACTTGTAAATGCCATGTCTGTGGACAATGTCGGATTATATGCGTTGTATGGCCACAGTGTTTCAATTGCTATTTCAACACTGCAAAGGTCACTACCGGTTGGTCTGCCCCCCGAAGCTGCTCTAATTCCAATATGGATCACACCGGTCCATCCGGCGGAACGACTACCCAGAAGTTGAATTTTATCTACCGCAAAGGCAGTCTCAAGCGTTGTGAACATTTGGGCCCACAAATAGGTTTCACCGGTCATAAGGTAACCGGAGTTCCAGCCTTCTTGATCGATTCTTAATGTAGACATAGAATAAAGGCCTCTTATGCGTGCTCGAACCAATCAGGACTGGGGCAGAAGAAAAGTTCATGCGTCGTATTCCCAAAGCCCACGGTTCTCATTTCATTTCCACTGGCAGATGGGGCAGTCGTAACTAATGCGCCAGCCGTAGCCGCTGATATATATACCGGAGCACCGATCGTAAAAGTCGGGAATTGAGCATCAGCTCTAACCTTGCCATAAAGTAGAACCACTGTTGCTCCATTAGCGCTACCACCCACGAGACAAATACCAATTTTCCCAGATGAGGTTGTTGCAGAATCAGCTTTTGCCAAATACCATTTGCTGTCCGAGGCGTTGAAATAGACTAACTGCCCATAGGCAACTGTCGCGCCTAATGTACCGGCTTCGGTAATGCCGGAGTATTTGCCATCCGCGCTGGGAGCCGCCGTAAGCTGGATTGCCAGGTTTTCAGTCAAGGCCGCACTAAGCAAAAGCGCCTGGAGCTGAGCTACTGTCAAAGCCGCAATAGCCCCGCCGGTGATCCGGCCCACAACGGTTTGCTCCGCCATGGTCAACGACAATGGTGTACCGGCAAGATTAGCAGCCAGTATGCTATTAGCACCGTATAAGGACGTTGGGATTGCACCGGCGGTAACATACGCTAGGGATGTCCAGGCAGTGACGCCGTCGCCGAGCTTGAATTTACCGGTATCGGATTCGAATCCAACCTCTCCGGCCAGTAATATCGGATTGGTAGAAGTCCAGTTGGCCGCCGTACCTCGTCTAAATTGTATGCTTATGCCCATTAGATTCCCCCTAAATCAAAACTTATTAGGGTGTTATTTGGATCGGTGACATCGCCACCATCGAAGTCGCCACTGGCGCTTGCTGAGCTAGCTCCTGCTATGACTCCCCAGTTCGTGCCGTTGAATATAAGCAGAACGTATTTACCAGCATTATCCAGTGACATCGTGCCACCGGACGGAATCAATATATTGCCTATTCCACTCCTAATAATGGTGACTCTGGAGCCGTCAGCCGGTCTTATTAACAGAGCGTCTCCCTCACTGCCGCCATTTATGGTATCCAGATAGTCAGAGGAAGCGCCGCCCTCTGTATCAATCGTGTGATGCGAGCAGGTCTTGGTTACGGCTCCGTTTGCGATAGTCAATGCAACGGCAGATTCAAGGGCGATATTTACCTTCAAAAATGCGAGATTATCCCTGACCTGAGCATCGAGATTAGCTTTGGTGAGTACCTCTCCCGTTATCCATGTTCTCGGCGTAGTCCAGCTCATCCTATTACATTCACTCCGTCTATTACGTCTGTATCGACAATAAACCAGCTCGACAGTTCAAGCCATCTGGCTTCCTCGATGGTCATGGTCAGTCTAGGCACTCTATCCAGGTCTATATTCAAATCCAGCTTTTGAATCAGGCCGGTACTGTTTAGGCCTGTTGGAGCATGAATATATGAGATTTGCGCCGCTAGCTTCGTCATTAGCGACAAAACCAGGGCAGTATCAGCGTCGTCCTTGCCCATGAGATTAACGTCTACTTTGTTGCAAGGCTCCTTGTATTTATCTACCTTAGTCTGACAGTATTCTTCGCTGAAACTTTGATCTATGGCGTGCTTGCTTATTGTTTGAGTGCGTCTGCCGTATTTATTCACTGAGGCGCCATCCACATATCGCTGAGAAACGTCAACGGGTATCCTGACCCACGTCTGCCCCTGCAGCTCATAGGTGTATGAATAGCTCGGCAGCATTACACGCGCCTCGTTCCAGACCTCGGAAATGTCCAGGTCGATCTTCAAATCTATGAAATTACCGGCAACAAGCGTTGTCATGGGTGTTCGTTTGCCCTCGCCTGTACTAATTTTATTGTGGCTGTAATACGCAAATTCAGGTCAATGTCTAGGTCGATGCCGTCAACGATATAGTACGCGGCAGAGAGGCTCATAACGGCCTCGGTCACAGTTACCAGATCGCTGATTTTTAGGCTCAGTATCTTAGCGGTAAGGGCGTCCGTCCTGGAAAGCAAAGTCGCCTCCAGCATGGCGTACGGCTCCACGTACCTATCAAGCATGATCGTGGCCTGGTCCTGCGGTGTCTCATTAGCCGGAACGGTATTATCGACAATCGGTCTGTCAATCCGATATGACCTTCTGCCGTATTTGGCGATGGATGGCTCTGAGTATCCCCTGATAAGAACCTCGGAACCCGCATCTCCGACGATCATCAAGACGTCATTGACAAGCTCTCCGTCGTTCAGCTCATAAGTTAGATCATCGAAATCGGCGTCTATTAATGCAACAGTCATCATGCCTCTCTGTGCTTGGCGCTTTCATACTGTAAATTTCCGTCTGTCGTCATGTAGTAGCGACCGGCTCCCAGTTTAGCCACGTCGTCCGTTATTTTCTTAGCCGTAACGAACTCTCTACCCTTGCCAAAGATTGACACCGGCCCACCGAATGACATCGTTGCGCCGAAATAATTGTTGGCGTTCATGGGCGGTCTCCCGACGTGAAGGCATGCTCTGAAGTAATAGGTTCGATCAGGATAGAGCCCGGCTATGGTCATCTGGATAGGATATTTTCCTGTGCGAAAAATGCCCGAATAGAGCCAATAGATATGCTCGTTGGCTATTTTTCCAGAATCTAGGCCCCATTGAAATCCGAGATACAGGTAAGGATTGCTGTCACCCTGGTAATCAAGCTCTCCGTGTATCGTAGCTCCCGTAGCCCAAACCTCAGTCGCCGGTAATGTCTTGATATAGGCGCTCCAGTTATCGGTCTTATGGGTCTTGAACCAGAACGTCTTGGAACAAATCCCCGGCTGTCTAAACCAGTACCAGGTATCTTGAGTGAGACTGGCGAGAACGCCATTCGAAGAGCTATTGGCTGTCACTTGGGCGTATGATCCTGAGCCATCCTTGCTAAATGGAATAACAGTCCCGCCAGCGACCGTCGAGAGCTGAAACGTGTCAGTAGTCGGATTCACAACATAATAGACAGAGCTTGGCTGGATTGGGGACGGCAAGCTACCAGAGAACATGACCGCAGCGCCAGCCGCAAGACCATGGCCGTTTGCTGTCACGGTATTGCCGGATTGTTGAAACGTGCAGGCTACGTTAAATGAGGCGGGAGCGGTCCCATAAATCCAACTCCCCGAAGCCGGACTGGATAGCTGAGCGCTGGCATCAGTGATATTTATGGCTGTGATAGGATCACAGGCCGGTTCAAAGGGATTCACAGCATATTCATAAACCAAAACCAGATCACTGACTGACAGAGTCCAATCTCCATTACCAAAGGTAATCCAACAGCTTTTTGGCAGAGGGAAGTCCATCGGCCACCACGGTTCAACCCAACTGCCAGCATCGGGATTACATCCCGGCGTGTAACTACCGGAATATGAAAAATACGATCCGAGAGTGGGGCTTACCGTAACCATCCTGGAAGCTCCAACTCCGTCTAATGCCAAAGTCTCTATGAGGTAAGCAAATTTAAGCGTGCAACCGGCAGGAGCAGGCGAGACATTGTATCGGAATTGGACATCAATCAAAGAGCAGTCTGCTCGTGCATGGACGCATGGCTGCCAGGGAAACCCACCCAGGCCATCATAAGTCCAATAATATTCTCCGCTCCATCTTTTAGTACCAGTGTTTCCACTCGACCAACCTCCCCAATCCAGAGCACCAGCCGCCGCCATCTCAGCTTCATATAATCCTGAACAAACTCCATAAATACTCGGCCAGATGAAGGGCCATGTTGCAAATATCTCTCCAGATGGCTGACCACTGGGCGGTCCTCCCAAATAAGTTATCCCTTTGGTTCTCTTCTCTGGAGATACCATCACCATAAAGGTCCCGCCCATTAGACTACCTCTCGATGGAATCTGCTTTCATAAGCGAGGTTGCCATCACTATCCACATAAACCCTGCCTACACCGGCCTCTGCTATATTCTTGAGCAGATCCTCGGCTGTAACGTAGTCGTATCCATTCGGATGAGTGTCGTCCTTATGAAAGGCGCTTGCCGTTGTTACCCATGTATAAGCCATTTTATCCTCACGTTGTCGGGCTAAACTCGAACGTCTTGGGGAAATAGTCTATGTCGCCGCCATCCATATCAACGGCTCTCCGTAGTACCTGACAGTAATACCCTGATCCATCACTCCCCATCAACACCACCGATCCGCCCGGCGTTAATGAAACCTGGAACGTATTGGTCAGAGGATTGATCACATAATAGACCTGGAGCGGGTCCAATCCCGACGGTATCGAAGCTCCAGAAAACATGATGGTAGAATTGCCCACCAACCCATGATTGCTTGCGGTCACTGTATTGCCAGAGTTCTGCATCGTACAGGCCACGTCTGCCATTTTCCAGCCGGCAGCGTTGAGAACTTGATGGACAGCTTCACCGTCACTCATCACGGTCTTGTGATCCATATCCTGCACTACTATGGTCTTGGTTAGCAGATCAATTCCGTCCGTAGCATAGAAATAAATGTTCTGCTTATCCTTGATCGGGTAGGCTGTAATTCGATTAAGAAACCCATAGAACAGCGTGTATGTCGTTCCGTTAAAAGTGGCCTGGGCCATCACCGGCAACCATAGCCTGATCTTGCCGACCAGATCGCCAGTGATGGTAGTCGGGTAATATCTGCCAGCAAAGTTATTGAGCACCATCTCCATCGTCGCGGCAGGATAGGTATTGGCGTCCCTATCCTTGCCTCTTGATATGCTCAGGTGCTTAACATCGCCTGTTATATCGTCATAGGACTGTGTAAAATCGTGGACGCCCGCCCAGTCAGCACAATCCCAATCCACGTAGATTTTATAGACAGGCAAGTTCATAAATGCCCTCCGACCGAATAGTAGTTAGTCTCAGTTGGCGGGTGTACCCTGCGGCGATTCTCCTCGTTAAGTATGCGTTGAAGGTCTCTGACCAGCCCCCGCTTAGAAATTTCATCGCCCATGTAATTCCCGACGTTCACAGTGAGCGAGCTTCCTATGCCGCCCGCTTGACCGATCGGAGTTATCGCCTCGGGACCGTTCTCGCCGACCATTGCAAGCTGAGGGTTCCAGGCGATCCCGCCGGTCGCATAGCCGGGAATCTTAGCGGCGCCCTGCTGAGAGGCGGCTCTCTGAGCTACGCCTGGGGCAAGTTGCAAGCCTGGGCCGTTAGCCATGCCATAAATTGCATTGTTGACAGCCGCCGCCGCTGTACCTGGCATAGTCACCACTTCCTCAGTCTTGGCGAGGAGCCATGCTAGTGCCTCTGTCAGCTTCACCACAACGTCAACAATCTCCTCGAATGACTTAATAACTTCTGGATTGTTCTTAATGAAATCGCTGAAATCGTGTGCCAGCTTGACGCCCTCACTCATAAGCTCCATGATGGCCGGTTTAAGATCGCTGGTTATGATTGCTCCGGTGGACTGCATTGCGATACCGATGAGATTGGACTCGCTCTTGAGGTCATCCAGGTTCTTTATTTGGCTATCTGTCAGGCCGAACTGCTTGAGCATACCGTTCAATTTGTCCTGCTCTTTCGACCAGTTTTGCATAACAGGTATGAGGTTAGCGGCTCCTCTGCCGAATATCTCCGTCGTTATCGTGACGCGGTCGTTGGCATTGGTCACATCTCCGATTTTGCGGAATACAGTATCAAGCTGTTCTGCGACCGGCATTAAGCTGAACTGCTGAGCGTCAATGCCGAGCCTGTCCAGGCCATTTTTAAGAAGTGAGGAGCCAGCGTTGGCTTTGCCCGAGGCATCGTTCAAGGTAAGCAGTGAATTGGACATAAACTTGACCGCTGGAATGAGTTGGTCGATACTACCGCCTTCCATTTGCAGGGCGTAGCCAAATTTCTGCACGTCAGTGGTTGACATACTGAGGGTTTGAGAGGCTACGGCAATACTATGCCCATACTCCTCGGCTTTAGCGGCTACTTCCCCCATTTGCTCGCCGACCCGCATAATGTCCTGAATGATCTGCTGAGCGGCCATAAATGACATCGAGATCGCCCCAGTAGACAAGGCTTGAAATCCAGACTGCGCTTTTTCGCAATTTCCTTTGAGCTGATTTAATGCAGCGTTGACTTCATCAAATCGGGCGTTAATATCTACTGTCAATTCTGCGAGTGTCTGTGCCATTACTTTACAACCTCAAAATAAGTCTGCCATTGCTTTACGACCTCCAGCATCTCCTCGGGCGTCTGCTGGCGATTCTCAACTTCGGGGCATGGCAAAAAGTCGCCTGGCTTATAAGGACGTGAATTCTTGCCGCGGAATAGGTTCGCTACTACGCAGCAAATGACTGCCGATCTTAGATTCTCAAGTCGGAGACTGGCCTCACGGCGATCCACCAGGGCATCGAAATCTCGGAGCGTGAGGGTCCAGAATTCTCTATCGGTAAGGCCGAGATCGTATCTCCCCATCGCCCACAGCGTCGTCCAGCCGAGAGGCTCTACGCTTTTGGGTCTGTGGGTTCCTTCGGGTCCGGCATATCATTCTTGACAAGCTGAGCTACGGCCAAATATACAGGGAGCAGGTCTTTGAAATTTATCAGGTTGCTGACCTGATCAACTGAAAGAACAAAAGGCTCTGTATAGTCATTTTCCCAGCGTCCGCCGATCTGTCTGACATTAAGGCAAGCCCATAGAAGCCATGCGAGCTGGTCCGGCGCCAGCTCCGCGATGTTGAATCTGCCTAGCAGGTTTATGCCGGTAATCTCGTGGAACTTTCTCATCGCCATAAGTGACAGGAGCATTGGACGCTCCTGGTCTAACTTTATGTAAACAACACGGTCACTATTCATCTTGTCTCCTTAAAAAAATAAGGGGAGGCTTGCGCCTCCCCCCGCTTCATTGACGGATGGTTAGGCTGATGCCCTGGCTACCCGGACGATGTACGTCTTAGCCACCTTTCCGGTTTCCTGCACCACTACGGTGATGATGGTTATGCTTCCAGCCGCACCGAGCGCTATGGCACTCGAAGGTACTCCGCTCGACACAACTGAGCCGTTTACGGTTATAACACCAGCCGCAGCGGTCGGGGTGATGGTAACGGACGAGACGCCGGTTAATACGGTTGCCACGTAGTCATAAACAGCGTTAGCCGGAGCAGGCACTATAACAGCGGAGTTATTCATCGCAAAGAACGGCGTAGTCAATCCGGCCGATGCGCCGACTGCTAGGACTGGCTGGCCTGTAACATGCAGGGTTGCCGTACAATCAATTTTTACTCCGTTCTTGAGCGGGCCAGGGTAAAAGTCTGAAACCAAAGCCGAGAACGTCCAGGTCGCTGTTATCTTGGTCGGGAAAGTTACGACGAAACTATGAGCGAGACCATCCTCTAAAGCCGCCAGGAGCGCAAGCTGTCCGTTCGTGTCGCCAGCTATGAAGTTCATATCGAGCGTAACGTCCTTCGCGCTCTTGAGGCCAGCTATTGCTTCCTCGTAATAGTTAGGCGAGGCGAAGTTAGTTGCGTCCAGCATTTTGCGACTGACTGAGACGCCGTTGACGTTGAGAACTTCAGCGATTGGGTTACCGTCTAAGGTAACTACGACGCCGAGGGCTGCAACTGCATTTGTTTGTGTCATTTTGTCCGTACCTCCTAATTTTTAACTGCCAGGACTCGATACCTGATCGGCACTTGATAGGCCCTGCTGTCCATATCGCGGGTCACGTTGCCAGTAAATTCTCGCAGGCAGCTCATACAGTCGTAGCCGGTTATAGTAAGATTGGCTCCGTCCAGAAGAGCACAAACGAGATCAGCGATGTCCATAACATCGGCGGGGCTTGTCATGCTGAAACAATTTATGTAATAGGTTTTGTCCTCGATCCGGGCCACATCGGTCATAGTCCCTTGAGGAACTGCGCCGGTTAAATGCCCGAACGTGACATAGGGAAAACTTGCAGATTGCGGAGCTTCCGCATCGTATATTTTAGGATCGTCAGTAGTCACTCCGAGCTTCAAATTCAATGCGGAGCTACTGCGGAGCCTGCTGGTGAATCCTGTCGTTATCGCTTTAATCATGGCACAACATCTCCGTCACTCTGCCCTTGATTCTCTCGAAGGCAGGCATTAGCCAGGGACGGGGAGCCATCGTTGCCGTCCCAAACTCAAGCGGGGCGGCGTAGTCGATCCCCCATGACCCGACTGTGCCAATGATGGCGTTTTCTTCTTCCGTGATCGTGTGCTTGACACTGCCGATCAAGGCAGAGGTATCAACCGCAGGCGGGTGGCCTGGGACGCTGGCGAAATGGTATCCCTTTGATCCTCGGGTATAGCGTCGGTCAAGATCGATCGCCGTATTCCGCATCGAATCCTTAATGTCCGTGTCCATCGTGGCACAGACTGTACTCATATTGCGCCGTACTTTGGCCTTGATCTCGGCCATGCGCTCGGGTCCGAACCAATTAACAGCCATTACGTCACCTCAAGCAAATCAATTTGTAGGTGATGCCCCAGGTTCGAGGGATTATGAATTGAGCGAATCTGGAACGTCCGCCCTCCTAGCTTTACTTTCTGCGTCTCTGTCAGGCTGACGGACGCCAAACAGTACAGGGTATGCGTCGCATAGACGGTTAGCCTGTCCTGAGACAGCCGCCTGTTTGCACTAATGTCACTGAGACGGCCAGCGAAAGCCGTTCCCTCTGCCCATGTTTCGGCATAGCCGCCTACTCCGTCGTCCGTCCTGGTCAAGTTCAGCGGTGTAAAGCTGTCTATCAGCAGGTCCTCGAAGCTCATTTACTTATCCCTCTTGCGCTTGCCCTTTGGCGGATCTTCGTCAATTATTTCTTGAGAAATAATCGGAGACTCGTTCACTTCTATCGCAACGTCGATATTGACCAGGCGCCGGCCCATTTCGTCGGTAACATCCTCGATCATGCCGGTCTTGTCTTTGCCATTAACGATATAGCTTCCGTATTTGATCCTCATTTACTTCTCCTTTTATCCCAAGTCCGGCTGAATGGGTTGCCAGTCGTTCACAGCGTCGGCGCTTTCGACATCGCCGTAGGTAGTCAAGTCCAGCTCAGCCCATCCACAGACAGGCGTGGTGCCTTCTTCGTCTCGGTATTTTTGAGCCAGTGAGAGCATGTTCTGTACCTGCTTCTTCGTGTAGGCGTAGTCGCCGATCCGCTCGCTGTCGGCAGTTTGAGCCAAGGCAGCCGCCCAGGATTCAAGTGCCATAGCAGCCGCAAATCTGAGGACGCCAGAATACAGGTCAAGGAACGCCTGTATCTCGCTATCGTGGAAGTGGTACGGTGAGACGTTATCGCTGACCAGCAGTCGGACTTTGCCGATCGGAGTAGTCACATCATAAGTATCTGTATCTGCCATAGTCACCTCATAAAAAGAGGGGGAGCCGAAACTCCCCCTCTGCGAACATTACACTACGTGGTATGTTGGGTTAGCTGACTTTGCCACCCATGAAACAGCCACGCCAGTCGAGCTTGGTCACGCCAGCTATGACACGTACGCGGTAGAGGATATTGTCAGACTCGAAGTCGCCAGCCATAGGCGAGATCGGGCCACCGCCGACGGTCATTTTGTTAGAGACGTGCATCGCAATCTCGGGAACCTCATGGCCACTCATGTGAGCAAACTCCATGCAGGGCATAGCTGAAGGATCAGCGAATAGATACCAGCCGGTTTGACCGTTGGTCTTGTCGATGAACGGAAGATACGGGTCCACCACGACCTGTAGCTGTGTCTGCGCCAGGACGTTGTTCATCGGGTATGCGGTCGGAGTAGCTCCACCATTCTGGTCAACCCACATCTTCCAGGCGGACGTCACATACTCACGGGCCGGAATTTCCAGTACAGGCGGGACCACCAGAAGCCTGGCGGAGTTTTCAACCGGCTCTCCGTTCAGATCAGTGAACTGCGCCATAGCCGCCAAGCCTTTGATGAGTGCGGCGATTGACAGCGTGTCGGCGATACAGTTGATCGTATTGGTCGTACCTGCGTCGTTGGTGAGCTGGAACAGGTTGTAGGTAGTGGGGTCGGTGTACGGCCAGGGCTGAGCCGACTGCTCGTCCATGTGAGTGCCCACGTCTCCGGCATAGAGGCCGGTAGCCAGGCGGGACTCGGTGCGGATGGCCGCAGTAGCAAACCTGGTCGGTGTGTCCTGTAGAGCGCCCAGGTCATCGTTGACTATGGACTCCCAATCGATCTCGAACCTGCGACCGTATTTCTTTGCCCTGATAGGATAGCGGATCGTGTCACGTCCGCCCAGAGGATACTCGCCTTTCTCTGGAACCACGTCCAGATTGTTGTCGGAACCCCAGACACGGAAGCGGTAATTGAGACGGAAATCGTTCAATACCGACTGCTTCATAAACGCTTTCCAGACCGGCGCTTTTGCCTGGTAGTTAGCCAAAAGCATACGATCCAGAACGTCGCCAAACAGCATGGGGAAGTCGGAAGTCGTCATGGCCTCTTTGAGTAAATAGGCCCGGCGGTGCGAGGGCATATTCTTGCCCGATAGGATGCTGTTTACCTCGATGATGCGGGATTCCCAATCGGCGGGCTTGCGAGATTCCCTGATTGATTTATAGGCTTTATCCTCCGCCTCCATCACTTCTTTGAAAGTCAATTCGTCAGACATTCGTAAATTACCTCCTGATTAATCCTTAGTTCGTTAGGGTGCTACCCGGACAGTCTCGACATAGACCGTACAGCCTACGTCGCCGGATGCGGCCCTGGTCCGAACCACTCGAAGGGTGGCTCCTGCAGCGATCTTGGCGTAGGTCTGGTATATGTAACCAGCCCGAACTATGGCTGAAGCAGCAGTCCCGTTCTCACTGATAGCTTCGGTGAGGTAATTGGAGCCTGTGCCGTTCACCAACTGGATCGAGTTAGCGGCTGAATCGGCTGACACACTGTCTTTAACGATCCAGACATCCGTGACCAGCTCCGTGTCGGTAATGGTTGTGTCGATGTTGCCGGTCGCCCCGGTCGGAATGGTTATCATGTGGACGTTAGGAATCCCACCGATGGCGTCACCGGTCGCTACGTTCTTCGTGATAGTGCCGTCTATGGAATTAGGGCTGATCTTGCCCAGGGTGACGGCAGCGGTATTGATTGCAGCCGTCTCAACGGCCAAGGCTCCTAATTTGGTAGCAGTTACCGCTCCGGTGCCGATCTTAGCCTCTATCACTGAGCTTGAGGCCAAATCCGTCGAGCCAATGGTTCCAGTCCCGAGAGTCATAGCTCCAGGAGACTGAGTATGATAGACGCTGATCGTCTTAGTCCCGGACGAAACAGCCGCCATCGCAACGCCGAAATAGTAGCCGTTAGTCGAGAGGTTCGTAACGCCGGTGCCGTCTATGAAATAAAGGGCGTCGCCAGCGGATACCGTGCCCGAAGCGGTGACGGGCAATTTGGCGATGAACGTGCCAAAGTCTACGGTGCTCGTATTGTCGCTGGTGGAGTAGTCGGTGAGAGCTACGCCGGTCAGGTAGCCGTAGCGTACAGCGTCACCGCTGCTAGGCTGTACCGGGCTGGTGGTAGCGACCGAGATGCTCGTCGCCGGTTCATATACAATGTTGTTAGCTCCGTACTTAGCCGCCGGAGCGCAAGCCGGTATAAGCAGAACGAATACCAGCATGAAAAGCGCAAAAATTGAAAGCTTGTTTTTCATCTTGAAAAAAACCTCCTCATATTTGATCTAGCGACCGTCTGCCGCTATTTTGGCCGCCTCTTTGGACAGGCCCATGCCCTGGAAACTCTCTTCGAGAGCCTTGCGGGTTGCCTCGGTGTCGGCCTTTCCCTGCGGGCCCATGCCCTTGACCTTGCCGGATTCGGTGAGTCTGGCCACGTAGTCGGTCTCTGCCTTGATTGCCTCTTCCAGACCGACGAGAGTGGTCGCCTCTTTGAACATGGCCAGGATGCGGGCTTTTGCCGGATCGGGGAGCTTGGTTTTCTCCACCGCTTCCTTGATCTGTGCCTGAGCGGTGGCCTTTTTTAGCTCGGTGTTCTCTTTAGTGAGCTTATCGTTTGCTTCCTGCAGCTCTTTGGTCTTTTCTTCTAGTTCCATTTTGCGTTTAGCCTCCTGAGTTTTTATTGGTTCGCCTTCGGCTTTTATGGCCTCGACCAGATCGGGACGGACCTCTTTCAGAGTGTCCAGGTCGATTTTGAGGGTGTCGATGATGTCGATTTTGGCGCTCTCCGTGAGACCGGCTCTTCCGCCAGCTCCCGGCTCTGTCACAAAGTCGACACTGCGGCCCCTGGTCAACCCTTCGACAATAAAGGTGTCTACATCCCCAACCTTTCCCCGACTGCCTTTGCCGATTGCATTGATCGACGTACCTAGTTGATTGAGATTGCCGGTTTGCAGGAGATTTTGAGCCATCTCCTTAAACCATCCGGCATGTATGTGCGCTTCTCCGATGGCGTTGCCCTGTGGAGACATGCGGGTGTTTTTCAGCGTGGCCACCCAATCCCTTATGTCTCTCTCCGGCCTCTCCTTCTCTTCTGAGGGCGTCGGATGGTTTGCGTACATCTTGGTCTCGTTAAAGACCCTGGCGGCGTCCTTTACTGCCGCCTCGGAATAAAATCGGCCTTTCCCTGCGTTGAAGCCCGGCTGGATGATCCTTATTGGCAATATGCCTTTAGCCAACAGCTCAGCAGTGGCCTCGGTGATGTCTATGCTTACTGATTCATAAATGTAATCTCTGAACTCGTTGGCCTCTTTGACCCACTTCGGGATGTCATCGTCTGCAACGTCCAGGGATTTGTAGGCGGAGCGTATCTTGCGCTTGGCTTCTGAGACATCAGCTTCGGGAATCTGCACCTTCTGCCCACGGAAGCCGCCAGGGGAAAATGCAGCGGCCGCACCGCCGAGTTGTGCTCGGGTGACTTTGTGCGTCTTATCCTGGAGCCTAAGCTTCCAGTCGGACGGTTTCTCAGGGTCCGGCACGTAAGCGTAAGCGGAAGCGATGAATGCCTCACCATCCTCGGTCTTTGTGATCGGGGTTTCTTTGATCTTGACCATGCAGGCGTCGCATTCTTTGATGGCCTCTTCGACACGGCTCTCCTCTGCGTTTTCGTTTGAGAGGAGCTCGTCGCATAGCGCCTTGATCTTCTTTATCCGCTCAGCGTCAGCCGTAGCGTTGCGCTTACCGACTTCCTGCAGTAGCTCGGCGTACCTGGCTTTTAGGGTTTCTTTCATCGTTTACCTCCTCGATTTGGGCAATAAAAAACCGCCCTTTCGAGCGGCTGGATTATTTCTTGAGAAATAAAATTAGATATCGTCGCCGATGTACGGTGCCCAGGTGAGCGTTCCGTTCGGATGCTCGTTGTCAGTTTCCTGTTCAGCGTCGTCGAAGCTGAATACCTCGCCATCTCTGGCTGTGCATTCTGGATCGTCGAAGCCGGTCAAGTTATCCATAGCCTGCAGGCCAGTAACAGCATCGGACTGTTTATAACTCTCGATAGCTGAGACGTTCTGAGCGTACTTGGTTTCAGTTTTGGCTATCACTTCGGCTCTGTATTTGACTGACTGCCACGGACCAGCGGGTATCGCGGCTCGAATCAGCCGGGCCAATGCTTCCACACCCAGACCGTTGTCCCTGCCTTGAGCCAGTACATCGAATAGCTTATCTTTGACCTGGCTTTCCAGGTCCAGAAGGCCGACCCGCTTGCCGCCGGCCGCTATGACTTTCCGTACTGCCTCGTCTGCGGAGCCGAGCGTTAGCCCGATCTGACCCCCGATGGTATCGGAGATCGTGCCGAACGTCGCATGATAGACCTCTTGATAGAACTGCTCGTATTTGGCCTTAAATTCGGGAATGATCCATTTGGCAAGGTTTAACTCCTCAAGTATCCAGCGGATTATATCGCTATCAGATTCCCTCAGAGATTCCCGTTTGATAGCCTGGTACTGTTTGAACGCTATCTCTGCTTGTTCGCCCATCATTTCCAATACCTTTACCAGTACAGGCTCGAAGTTCTTAGCCAGATCCCCTCTCTGCCGCGCCAGCTTACCCATGAGCTTCTTAACTATTGCCGGGCTAACCTTTCTTTTTTTTGCTTCCAGGAACTCGATCAGGCTGTCTATCTCCCGCAGGACGTTTATCATCTTCTGTGCTCCCTGTGCCTTTGCACTTGAGACATGATTTTTCTATCAGTCCACCGTTTAATTCGATGCGTCCAGTACCATTACATTCACTGCACAACATTTTTAGCCTCGTATATTGCTTGGATTGAAGCCTTGAGAGCTTGCAGGCTTTGGATTGCAGCCTGCTCGGGTGTCGGCGCTTCTTTCCCTGGCGGGATCGGCCCGGCTGGAGGTACTGGCGGAGACTGTGGCGGTTTGGCCGCTATTGCCTTTTTCAATTCGCTCATAATGAAGTCCACGTCCACAAATCCAAGGTTCATCAATCCCTGTTTGAGCACTTCGTCTGAATCGTCAAGCTTCGGGAACGCTTGCATTATGCCGGTGATAGCCGTAACCGCCTCCTGGATATCCTCGGGTGAAACCGGCGGAAAGTCGAAAGTAATAATGTCACGCGTAGCGTCTTTAACCCCGTTATTCTTGAGCACTATTGAAAAGATGCTCTCGTAAGTATTGCTCCAAAGCTGTTGATAGCTGGAAAACTGCTTTAGCAGCGGCAGCTCAACCGTTTTCGCCGTGGCCAGGTTGCCAGTTTTGATGTCAGCAAAATACTGCTCGGAGATTCCAAAGGCACAGCAGATCATTAGCTTGATCATGCGTCCGTCGATCTCCGCTGAGTTGGCTCCGGTTTCCTGTTTCATGGACTCCAAATTGATACCCTGGTTTTCCGTCCAGGTCGAACCGGCCTGCGGGTACTTGCCATCTATCTTTGCCTTGACGGCGTCGATGGAAGCCTGCCCGCCCATGACCTTCGCCTTCCATGCAAAGCGGGCTAGTGCTCGGGTGATCGCTATGCGTGAAGCCAGGAACCGCCGGTATTCGTCGATCCAGTCCAGGCAAGGCAGCAAGAGCGGCATACCGCGCTGGCCGAGTCCTGTAAACGGCAGATGCAATACCAGTGCGTCACCATAGCCGGGCGTCTTCGAGCTGATCTCCTTACCCTGTGAATCGGGATAGGGCTCGCCGTCTTCATTGTCGGTAGAGCGGTAGTACGTCTCGTGAGGCTTGCCCTGCTGATCCTGCCACATACGCTTGAAATACTTCTGTGCGTAAACGTCCTCGGGATCGGTGATGATCTCCGAGATTTCCAGCGGGTCGATCCAGCGGACTGTAACCTTGCCGTCTGAGCTGATAAAGAAGGCGAAAAATATCTCGCCGTCGACCAGGAGCTTGTCGGACGCTTTGCGCTGGCCCTGGGCGGACAGGATCGGGCGGTTTTTCTGACTGTACCAGAAATCGTTGAGCGTCTCTTTGTAGCTGTCGTTCTTGGGCTGAAAACTTATGCCAGAGCCAAAGGCGTAATCAGTCCACATCCGGACTCCGTGCTTGGCCAGAGGGTCCAGGGCAAAGTAGCGCCTCGACCTGTAAACGAAATACTGCCGAAGCGATGGTATCAGGTCCAGGCTATTGTTAGTCGGGTTGCCATACTTGAGCCAGCCACGATCTTCGATCGACAGCCAGCGCTCTACTTCGCTTGTGGCCTCGGCGATAGGCTTCTCTTCCTTATCCTGACGCGCTGCAACGAGACCGCCACCCTGCGACAACAGGTCATTGTAAAACTTGTTCATGCTGGGCGTATTCTCTTCCAGGACATCCCTTAAAAGTTTTGCCATCCTATATCTCCAAATTGAAATCAATGTCGTCCATCGTGTCGAAAACGATGATGCCTTCCTGTACCGGCAGCTCGACCAGCTTGCCGAACGCTCCGCTTGCGGCATCCACCTGGTCGTCGTGCTCACCGCCTGGGAACGATTCCAGCTCATCCAGGAAGTCGTTGATCCATGGCCCTTTCAGCAGCTTGACGTTTCCAGCCTCGGCGTAGGAGCTGAGCGGCGCCGCTCGTACTTCCTTGGAGCCGGTTGCCTTCTCTCCACGGAAGTTGAAGCCTCGGAGGACGTGGCGCAGATAATGGTCGATGGCCTGTACGCCGGATGATCCAGGCTCCTGCTCCATAAATACCGGTGTCTGTATGCCGTCAAGTGCGGCCGTCTGCTTGATCAAATTCTCGATAACGCCAGGCGTACTGCGCTGCCGTCGAACGTCCAGAACGTAAAACATGCCGTCTGGCGTCATGGCCATTTTGCAGCCAGCAGTATAGTCTGGGTCTTTGCCTTGCTTGGCCTCGGTCGCTGCCATATCCCAGAACCTTACAACCTGGGCGTCGGACGGAGCGGTATCAACGATCCGGAACCATGCACGATTAAACATCTTCTTGTCGTCGCGCACGTCCCAATTGCCCTCGAGGAGCTGCTGACGTGTGACCGGGTCCAGGTGGTTAAGGGACTTCACATATTCGGCTCGGTCGAGATAAGGATTATCTGACAGGCTGGCCGGAATGAACGGGCGGTCTAGCCCTATGCCTTCGGTTATATACCTTTGCTTAACCCACACATGGCCAACACCGCCAGGGTTTGAGGCACCGCGGAGCCGCAACGGAACATCCACAGTTTTCGGACGGCGCAACCTCGAGAACATATACCTGACCTGCATCTCGCGCAATTGCGTGATCTCGTCGAAGCCGATGAACTGGAACTCGGACGACTGATAACGGAAGTGATCACGCGGGCCATCCAGATACCCGAATGATAGCGTGGCACCGCTGGGGAACTCCCACGTTTTGCTTGAGTCTATCCAATGAGCGTCGGTCCCACCTAGCCATTCATGCGAGCGGTCCATTAGTGCGCCAGGGAGCGATAGGTCGGGATATGACCGCCGAAATAAGATAGCAGCATAGCCCGGAATGTCCACATATTGCAGCGCAGCGGCCAGCAGAGCGATGGACTTGCCACCGCCTGCAGCTCCACCATAGAAGGCCTCCATGCAGCGCAGAATAAGAAAGGCTAATTGCTTGGGTGTCGGAGTGATCGGGATATACTTTGACCAGGGTATTTTAAGGCTGTCCAGGTTCTCCCAGCCGGATTGCCCCAGAATTTGCAAGGTGTTCGATTGCTTCTTTAATGTCTTTACTACTGACATTTACGGAGTGCTCCTGCTTGATCGGTTCCCCGGCGGGGCCACTTAGTTCGTGTTTTTCGGATTGCCCGAGATATTGCTTGCCCAGCCAGATCAACATAGATACGTTGCCCTCTTGGGCCTTTTTGAACTGCATCCGGCGTATGCTGATTATGCCGTCGACGGAGAGCCTTTTATATACCCCTTCAAAAGTCTCCCCATATTGCACCTTAATATGCCGTTCCAGGGTCGTGTCAGATATGTTGAGCCATTTGCTGATTTCCTCTTTTGTCGCGTTGATCTGGCAACCAAACTCGAATTTCTGCCAATCGATGGTGGTCTTAGGACGTCCGGTAGGGCGTCCAGTGGGTTTTCTGGCCATGCTGTGACTCCTTGGATTATTCCTTGGTGATTTTGTCAGTAAAATAAATTTTCGCCGCCAAAATACTTAACCAGGGACTTGACACGGGTTTCATAATATTATATTATCGATTCATGAAAACGGATATTCGTTTCATGGATGAGCTATTTCGTATCGTCAATGGGGCATTACGTCTCGATATAGACAAAGTGCGCAATTATACGGCATACCTTGCCGACAGGATGGAAAAAGAGGGGGACAAGGTTTCGGCAAACCGTCTACGTAGATTGCTGGAAGAAAATGATCACCAACTTAGACCTGCCGGTGTTGGCTTTGCCCCAACTCTACCAGTTGATGCCGATAGCCGATTCCCGCTCATCGAGCATATTAATCTGAAAACGCTACACGAGCCACCTGTCATTCTTTTACAGGAGCAATGGGACATCATCAACGAATTCCTGAGCGTATCCAAAAGCTACGCTCAGATTGACAGTCAGGGCATTGGCGGTTCAGTCAGCCTTCTCATGTATGGACCTCCGGGAACTGGAAAAAGCCGCTTGGCGCGATTTATTGCCCAGGAATTAGATTTGGAACTGTATGTGGCTCGTCTGGACGGGCTTATCTCATCTTTTCTTGGAAGCACTTCGAAAAACATCCGTGCCCTATTCAACTTTGCAGCCACGATGCCGTGCATTCTATTTTTGGATGAATTCGACGCAATCGCCAAGTTACGCGGTGATAATCTAGAATTAGGTGAATTAAAACGAGTCGTCAACAGCTTCATACAGAACCTGGACGCACTTGGTCCACACTCTATCGTATTGGCAGCGACAAATCATGAAAAACTTCTCGATTCTGCCGTATGGCGTCGCTTCAGTTATCGCATTGAACTAGGCTTCCCATCAAACAGCCTTCGAGATCAGATGTGGTTACAATTTCTTCCGCCCACTAGCTTTGATGAGCGTGATTTAGAGCTACTTGTTGACCTTTCAGAAGGATTCACCGGTTCTGACATTCAAGAGGTGTGCCGAAGGCTTAACAGGCGGCGAATCACGACGCAGCGGGCTCCGGCAATGATGGACGCCCTTCAGATTCTTCAGAATATCGGGATTGGAGAAGGGGAAGAGCGAAGATTTCTGTCAGGATTTAAAGGTAAAGACCCGCAGGCGATCGCTCATGCTCTCCGAGAGAGAAACGTGAAGCTGTACAGCCATGCTGCATTGGCGAAGCTCTTTGGGGTATCCAAAGCAACCGCCAGTAGATGGATGTTAAGAAAGGAGTAGAGAAGAATGGTAGGTAGCGAGATACCAAGAATCGAGCATCTGCCGATAAAACTGATCATGCCACGGCAAGGCAAGGAGAGGAAGGTGGAAGCCGGCGGCGCCCCACCCGTGCCCTTTAGGGAAGTTGATGCGAAGTACCGAAAAAGTCTATCAAATCAGATATCTGCCATCTATACCGCGATAACGCCGCAGGTCAAGCAGAGGGGTGCAGCGCCATTACGCGTTAAACTACTGACGAGGGCGGTGGCGAAAAGTCATAGGCCGCAGCAACTCTTTTCCGCCAAGACATGTCCCATCATCGGTGCCGGGCGATTGGGCGAGTTATATATAAAGGCAACTGATGAAGGACTTAGGAACTTAAAGGAAATCGTTGATTCCAGTACCTCAATACAAGTGGAAAAGGAATTGTCGAGCATCGAAGCAATAGAAATAATAACACCGTCCTATCGCCGTAAAGGAATAGAAACCAGGGATGTTCTACGCCGAAGCCCCCGCGGCAAAGAGGGTTTCATCACACGTGTCAGGCTCTTCAATTTCGGAGCGAGTACGGAACAAGATGGAGTTGTCGCAGAATTTGAAGAGGTATGCCGCGGTCGGAAGATACTACTCAATGCGGCAGGCTATTCCGAGGGTAGCTTTATCTATGGTGCAGAGTGCCGTTCGGTTGAGGATATAGACGCTTTGACACGGGTCTTGGGTGTCAGATCCGTTTCTAGCATGCCGTTAATTCGAGTGGTGCGTCCGGCTATGTACAATACAAAGCCACTGCCGCAGTTACTCAAGCGACAGGATGTCTCTGGTGACGTCCCGGTTGTAGTAGTTGTTGATAGCGGTATAAGCGATCTAGTTCCGGAGCTTAATGCGTGGGTAGTAGGACGAGACTCGAGGGTAGCGCCGCAATATCGTAACTCGGATCACGGAACCTTTGTCGCCGGCCTTATCTGCTGGGGCAGCAGTTTTAATCCTACTGTCCCTGGAATAGATGGGAGTCCCTGTGCAGTCTTCGACTTTCAGGTTATCCCAAATAACGATCCAAGCAAGGGAGAGACCGACGCATTGCAGGAGCAAGAATTTCTGGTTTCCATTGATTCTGCACTTAGGGAACATGCCAACGAATATAAAGTATGGAATCTCTCGCTAGGTACCAATGAGATTTGCTCTCTCGACGAGTTTTCCGAATTCGCCGAAGAATTGGACAACCTCCAAGAAAAATATCAAGTATCATTTGTTATCAGCGCTGGTAATTTCGATACCCCGCCCCTTCTGGACTATCCGCGCAAGCCGTCTCAACTTGATATTGGTAGAATTACAACACCAGCTGACAGCGTCCTTGGAATTACTGTTGGCGCAGTATCCCACGTAGACTATGTGAACATGGGGCCAAAGATGCACGAGCCGTCAGCCTTTTCAAGGCATGGGGCAGGGCCAAACTACATAATAAAACCGGACATGGTTCATTATGGTGGGGCATGTGCCATTGACGCATCTCATACTTCCGGCATCCGTTCCTTGAACGGGAGAGATTCAGCGGAAAACTTAGGAACAAGCTTTGCCGCCCCATTGGTATCAAAGGTGCTTGCGCAAATTTATCACCAGATCACGCCAACCCCTCAACCGGTTCTTGCACGTGCGCTGTTGACACACCATGCTCGTGACCCCAGAACAAATGGCAGAGTTCCCGACGGCGAGGAAAATTTCTTCGGATTCGGGTTGCCAGCACCAGTACCCTACTGCCTCGAATGCACCCCCTATACTTCTACCCTCGTGTTTGATGATGTTCTCCGACCTGGATATTATCTTGAGTGGGACGATTTTCCTTATCCATCGTCACTGAGACGGGATGGCAGGTACTTCGGTGACATCTGGATGACCGTGGCGTTCGCTCCCGCTCGTGGTGCAAGATGGGGCAGTGAGTATTGTGAGACCCATATAGATGCGCACTTCGGCGTTTATCAGGATCATGTCTCACGTGCCACTGGTGAGATAACAAGTGAATTCAAAGGCCTTGTTCCCCCAGAGCATAAAAATCCAGGAAAACTTTACGAATCCTATCAGGTCGAGAAACTACGAAAGTGGGCGCCGGTTCGCACGTACCATGGAAATCTGGGGGAAGGCGGTAAGCCCGGCACGCGATGGCGCTTGATGGTGAAGCTTCTCACCCGACATGACGTTGAGGATACGACATCTTTCAAACCGCAGCCATTTTCTCTGATTATAACAATCGCTGATCCAGAACAGAAGGCCCCTGTATATGATGAAATGGCACGCATTGTCCGAAATCGTTTCCAGGCACAAAACCTCGCTTTAAGGGCTACCGCTCGCATCCAAGGTAGACCATAAACACTAAACTTATTGCGTCCACATACGAACCCAAGCTCTGGCACATCTCCTATTTTGCCAGCCAATCAGCGGCAAGATACTCGAGTACCTGCCAACGGTTCTTATCCGTAATATCCTTCCGATCTTTGAACTTCTTGACAACATCGACCAGCATGGCACCAACCTCGGCGGGTACCTTTGGGCCGAAGATATCAGCCAGGTAATGCCAGTTATCGACCGGCTCCGAATCGCCGTTAACCAGGTCAATCATTTTGCAGACGATAGGCGTTGTTGCCTTGATATTGTACGACTTGCCGATGGTCTTCAGCGCTTGCCGGAATTTTTCCTCGAGCGCTGCATCTACTACAGCCACCTGATCAATGGCCGGCGGGATGGTCCGAGCCAGATACTCCCACTTTTCGTAATATGACGGCACGAACATGAGATAAACCGCCCTCGGTTCCAGATCGGCCGTTACTTCGTTGAGCTTTACCTTGTCCAGCTTGGCCATGTCAGAATCGAATATAAAGGATTCCTGTATGTCCGCTATGTCCTCCAGCCCGGCGAAGAGTTCGGCGAGCATGGCAGGGTCGTCCTTGCCTGAAATGGCGTTGTGGGCCAGTTGCTTGGCCTTGATCTGCGACTTGGTCAGGCCGGTCGTATCAACGATGGCCCAGACGGTAACGACACCGGCAGCTCGAGCAGCCCTAACCCTGTGGTGACCGGAGACGATCTCGATGCCTTTGTCGGTCAGGGCGCAGAAAGGGAAGGACTCGAGCCTGGCGTCCCGCGCTATGGTTTCCTTGAGCCGGTCGAACATCGGCCGCGGCATAGCACGGGCATTGACCGTCTGCTCTTTCAGCTCCTCCACGTTGATCTGCCAGAGTTCCAATCCTTTCTCTAGCTGTATTTTTTCAGCCATTCGTCCAGTACCTCTTGATACGTTTGATTCGTTCTGTCTGCCTGGTAGCGGAGCTTATAAGTGCCGTCCGGCATATCCTTCCGGCCTATCAGTTTATAAATGCCTCTGTTGAGCTTTATTTCGGGGTATGGGCTTAAACAAGTGGTAAGGATACCCAGACTGCGAAATTGCAGCGTGTCGATGTGTTTCGACAGGAAAGCGCCGCTTTTAATCAACATCATGAGGAGCCGGTTTAACTTCGGGTGACGAATGGACGGGGCGCATATCCCGTAAGTCTCCTCGCTGTACGCGTCAAAGGCGTCTCGGGTGATCTTCTCAATGTTGGAGAAACCCACAACCCCGGCGACGTACTCATCAATGACCAGCATGTAGTTGTACTGCGAGCCTGTTACTCCCAGCTTGTGGATAAACAGGTCTCGGTAATATAGCGCCTCGGCGGGCGTGACGGACTTAAAACCTACCTGGCTTTTAGCGGTGATCTCATAATTCGATGGCAGGACCGCCAGCTTCTTGCCGATGTCCTGCGGTTTCTTGCCTAACGCGTGAAGTGTCAGCTCCTCGGGCCTGGTACAGAGGGTGTAATCCCAGCGTGCAGCTCCTTTCTGATCAGCGAAGACCGCATAAGGCTTGTCCTCGGGTCCCAACTCATTAGCCTTGTACCACACGAAGAGGGCTGGCTTTCCGATGGCCTCGTCCCTTAATATATCGTGATCGGTGTTCGGGATGAACTCCCGATACTCCGGCTCATTCCAGTGGATTTTGCCGCCAGTGTCGAACATCTTCTCGTAACCCTTCTTGAAACCAGGGGGATTGAGCCAGATCACGGTGCCCGGCTCCTGCAGCGCCTCGGCTACCTCACCAAATAGGTCGCAACAACGATATGAGAACCCGGCCAGGGACTCGAACTTTTCCAGCCCTTTGCCGATAGCCTCGATGTGGTTGGCCTTCCTGTCGCGCAAATCCCGTACTATGATGCTCTGGAAATAATGCCGGGATTGGTTTAGCGCAGTGTAGTATTTAATCCAGTAAAGAAGTTCGGCGTAGTCGCCATCGAACGGTCCCCCGTTGACCTTAACATCCAGGTCAGATAGTGGGCGCTTCTCAATGTAGAAGGCCAGGACTGTCGAGAAGAGCGAGACATCGCTGGCGTGGATCTGCTCCGGCTCCCAGCCGGCTTGAAGGGCCGCCATCGCTATGGATAGCTGGCCGCAGCAGGGAATGACCAGCCGCTTGTAATAACGCTTTTCCCGTAAAATGCGGAACACGGACTGCAAATATGTCCGTGTATTGGTCGATGTGTTGCCGAGGAATATCTTTTCTTCATTCATAGCGATAAAAAAACAGACCCGCCAAAGGAGCCGAGGAACCGCTAATTGCAGCCGAAGACTCCCTCATGGATATTTATTGATTAACACAAACTAGAGTGATAATATTTCCGCAATCTTGAGGTTATGATATTGGTACAATGCAAATATTCAGACGGTCGGGGAGGTAGTTAAATGCCGCAGTATGAATCACTTGACAAACTGGTCTCTCAGAAGGCCGCTGATTTCGCGCACCAAATCAAGGCCGCGGCAGCGATGGCTGATAACGAGGAGGAAATCAGGATTGAGGTTGAAAGCCAGCTTGCCTTGATAAAAAGGGACTTGGGATTTGAATTTAAAGGTAAACATGAATTTACCCTAGCGAGCGGGCGACCTGACTCGGTTTATTCAGGTGTAATCATTGAATACAAGAATCCTAAAAGTCCCGGCAATCGCATTGGGGAGAGAAGTGACTCACCAGGAAGCAAGAAGGTCGTGGAGCAGATAAAAAAGCGGTTCTACGATATGCGTCATGAACATGGACAGCCGATGAACTCACTGCTTGGCGTAGGACTTGATGGGAATTACTTCATTTTCGTCCGCTTTCGGGATGAGAAATGGCAGATTCAGGAGCCTGTCGAGATCAATCGACACTCGGCTGAAAGATTCCTCTGGGCATTGTTTAACCTGGGCCAGAAGGGTAAGCCATACTCGCCAGAATACCTGGCAGGCGACTTCGGTTCGGAAGGCGGCTCGACCGTGGCTATTACAGGAATTCACGCGCTCTACGATGCCATTCTGACCACACAGAATCCCAAGGCACAGACATTCTTCAGTCAGTGGAAAATACTCTTCGGTGAAGTTTGTGGCTACGATGTAGATAATCCCACTGACAAGCTCAGGAAGCTCGCCGAATTCTACCAAGTGGGCATTATCGACCCAAAACCCGCGGAATTGCTCTTTTCTGTCCACACATACTATGCATTGTTCATGAAGCTGCTAGCCGCAGAAATCGTCGCTTTCTTCCACAAGTTATCGACTCCACTGCAAAAGATGATGCATGCCACCACCAGTGCTAAGTTGAAGCGTGAAATGGAAGACCTTGAGACAGGCAGCATTTTTCGCCTTCTCAACATCACTAACTTTTTGGAAGGCGATCTTTTCGCCTGGTACACCGGTGTTTGGACCGAGCCGATTGAGCAACTTGTACGTGACATGGTGACACGGCTTGATGCTTACAATCCGGGCACACTCTCGGAAGATCCTTCTAACAGCCGCGACTTGCTCAAAAAACTCTACCAGCAACTTTTCCCCAAGAGTGTCCGACACGATCTTGGCGAGTATTACACACCCGACTGGCTTGCTGAACATGTGCTTAATGAACTCGATTATATCGGTGACCCGGACAAACGCCTGCTCGATCCAGCCTGTGGTTCAGGCACGTTCCTAGTCATGGCCATCAATCGCATTAGAGAATGGTATGATGAGAACCGCGAAAATTGTCGGTTCGATGAAGGCGAGCTTGGGCACAAAATTCTTTCAAATGTGATCGGCTTCGATCTTAACCCGCTGGCTGTGATGGCTTCCCGCACTAACTACCTAATCGCCATCCGCGACCTTATCGGTCGAATGGATAAGGTCGAGATTCCAGTATACCTTTGCGACTCTATAATGACGCCATCTGAGTACGGTGGCCTGTTTGCCGGAAAACTGGGTATAGCAAAAGAACTAAAGACGGCACCCGCTACCTTCATTATTCCTGCTGAGATCGCTTCTAATCGAGAGGATGTGGCGAAATACGCAGAACAATTGGAGTTATGTGTTCGCAATGGCTATTCGGCTGAAGAGTTCATCCAGCGCTGTTGTGATGAAGGGCTCCCTATCACGGAGCATCAACTTCACTGTGGGTTGTATAATGAACTCGTTAAACTGGATAAAGCGAACAAGAACGGAGTCTGGGCTCGGATCATCAAGAATGCTTTCGCTCCGATCTTTACTCATCAGGTCGATTACATAGCAGGTAATCCGCCATGGGTAACTTGGTCTAGTCTCCCGCAAGACTATAGGAAATCCACTACAGCACTCTGGCAAAAATACGACCTCTTCAGGCACAAGGGACTACGTGCTCAGTTGGGAAGTAGTGGTGATGATATCTCGATCTTAATGACATATGTGTCAGCGGATAACTTCCTTAAAAATGGGGGGAAGTTAGGATTCGTAATAACGCAGAGTCTGTTTCAAAGTAAGGGGGGAGGAGAGGGGTTCAGACGTTTCAAGATAAATGACACCGACTATCTGCACCCTCTGTGCGTCCACGACCTTGTAGCTATTAATCCCTTTGAGGGAGCGACCAACAGAACCGCTGTGTTTATCGCTCAGAAAAATGGAGCTCCTATCTATCCAGTACCATATTTTCGGTGGCATAGTATTGCTGCCAAGTCATTGAATCCGCACATGGAATTAAAAGAAGTACTTAACTTATGCACATTGGAACAACTAGCCGCGGAACCCATATCATCAGCTAAAGATTCTTCGTGGCAAGTCACAGGTAAAAGCTATGATGGCGCACTTCGAAAGGCGAAGGGAAAAGCCGCTTACAAAGCCCGCAAAGGCATTAGTACATCTGCAAACGGGGTATTCTGGATAACAGTACTGAGATCGCTAAATGGGAATAAAGTACTTGTCCAAAATATGTACGATGTTGGTAAGAAGACAATTCCTAGTGTTCAAGCGGCAATTGAGTCTCCTAATGTTTATCCGCTTCTTAGAGGTCGAGACATTGAACGATGGTGGGCAGAGGCTTCTTGTTACATAGCTATTGCACAGGACCCTACATCACCTAATAAAGCCATCACAGAAACTCAACTGAGGAGAATTGCGCCTTCTCTCAATGATTATTTCCGTGAATTCAAAGACATCCTAACAGCTAGAAAAGACTATAAGAAGTTTTTTGAGCCCTCGGGAGCACCGTTTTACTCGCTATATAATTTCGGTCATTACACGATGACTCCGGTAAAGGTATTATGGCGTTATATAGACACTGATTTTCGTTGCGCCGTAGTCGAACCCATCTTCGACAAAAACCTTGAACGAGTAACGACTATTCTTCCTGACAGCAAACTCGTGTTAATCGATTTGGATAATTCTGATGAGGCTTATTTCGTCTGTGCGTTGCTTAATTCATCTCCTGCCCGAATGATCGTCAAGTCATATGTGGTGGGAACGCAAATCTCAACACATATCCTAGACTCTATAAAGGTACCCCATTACGATCCAAAGAATGATGTGCATAAGCTTCTTGTAAAATACAGCAGAGAAGCACACAAAATAGTCCGCAACCAACGAGCAAGGTCGAGTATTTTAGATAATAAAGAAATTGATAGAATAGAAGCACAAATTGATATAGAAGCAGCAATAATATGGGATATGAAACGCAGTGAACTTCAGACAATACAATTAGCTTTGAAAACTGGGGCATCAGGTGCTCAAGATAACAATGATTCTGATGATCCGGAGTAAGCAGTGACATTGGTAGTAGATTATATAGACAACTTCGATACCAAGGCGATCGACGTCATCCGCGATCTCTCCGCCGATGCGGAGCAGCTTGACATCGCCGTGGCATTCCTATCCTTCCGTGGTTGGATGGAGATTAAGCCGTGTCTGATTTCCCTTATTAGTCGCGGCGGTACGCTACGCGTCATTGTCAGACGAGATATCAAACAGACTAGCCCGGAAGCTATCGAAGAACTCTTCCACTTAGAGAATACCCAGGTTGCCTTCGGTCTATCGGACACCAGTTTCCACCCCAAAGACTACCTATTCCGTTCAAAAGGAGGACAATGTCTTAACGTCATCACCTCATCAGCCAATGCAACTTATCCTGGTTTGACCCACAATGATGAGGGTGGAGCGATTATCACGCATAGCGACATGCAAAATGATGAGGCAGGGAAGAAAGCAATAATCATTTTCGACCGGCGCTGGCAAAATGCCACTATCATCAATGACGAAATACTGGCTGAATTTAAAAATGACGCCATGAAACTGGAGTTTGGCGAGGGTGACCTGGTACGTAGCACGAACGAACTTTTCAAAAGCTATGGCATAGGACGAATTCAAAAAGCGCGAGGGCCACAAGCGAAAGTGGAGTTTAATCCGTCTATCTTCATGATGCCACCTTATAGATCTGAAAATAAGATACTACAACTGGCAGAACTTGAAAGAATCGATTCCCCTTTAAAAAGGGCGTTGAATGGAATTTGGGAAGAACCCGGCCGGTTCGAACTCAAAATGATGGCAGCACGATTCCTGACCGGGAATAAAGGCGGACAGTTATCGAATGCGAGAACGCAGATTCTACCCCACCAGATTTTTGCTGCGTACAGAGTAGTCTCCAGTCCCCTGCGACGCTTCCTGCTAGCGGATGAAGTTGGATTGGGCAAAACAATTGAGGCTGGCATGGTCTGGCAAGCGTTATGGCAAAGAGGCCAAGCTAAACGCACGCTTATCATCACACCTGCAGGATTAACTACCCAATGGCAAGAAGAAATGCAAGATAAATTCGGTCAATTATTTGAAATATTCGGCCGTGACTTCTGGGCAGTCAATCCAAGGATATGGGATTTAAAGGCCACAGCCATAGCGTCCATCGATACTTTGAAGCGGGCGGAACATAAGAAGGCATTACTCGAGAATAGAAAATGGGATCTGGTCATTATTGATGAAGCTCATCGTCTGAGCGCCATGAGTTACGATTCGGGCAAAACGGACAAAACACAGAATTACAAACTGGCGGAAGAAATCAGACAGAAGAGCTACTGTGACGCGATGCTATTATTGACCGCCACTCCGCATCAAGGGGAAGAGAACAACAGCCGGTTTAAGAATCTAGTGGGTCTGCTTGAAGATGGTATTGACTTCACTGGGTTAGACGAACCTACACTATTCTCGGGGACGGGAAAACGATTCACGGAACTGGTGATTCGTACGCCCAAGAAGGATGTCACGGACGCACAAGGGCGCAAAGTATTCAAAGGCCGCCAGACAACCAGGTTGCTCGTAACTCTGTACGAGGATGAATCCAAATTCTATAAGGCGGTAGTTGACTATATTAGAACTGGTTACAAATCCCTTGAGCAGATAGTCGACCCTTCACATAAACGCGCAGCGGGTTTCTTGCTAACAACTTTCCAAAAGTTAAATTCGAGCTCAACAGCGGCCATTAAATCTGCTTTGAACAAGAGGATGATGAGACTAAGAGGGGACATTGACGCCCGCACCAATGCAGAGGAGGGCACTCCAGACGAATTCGACGAGAGATACGAGGGGGAACACGAGGAAAGCGAAGCATTAAAGACGCAACTTGAGATAATGCAATTCGAAGCGGATGCGTTGAAGAAGCTCATAGATATTAACGTCAAGCGAGATCACAAGCTGGATGAGCTTCTGAAGCTTATAGGAATTATCTACAAAGAGAGCCCCAGAAAAGATAAGGAAAAAATACTAATATTCACGGAATACCGTGAGACGCAACGCTACTTGGTGGCGGAAATTGAAAAGAAGTACGGCAAAGGATCCGCAGTCGTAATCCATGGCGACATGAAGCTCGAGCGAAAGGAAGAGAATATTCAGGATATCGACGTAATATGGATGCCTTTCGCCAAGGATGGTGCGAGTGCGGCTCCCACAACTAAGCGCACCAGCCAGCGTCTATTCAGAGATCACGACAAAGTGAGGTTTCTGGTTTCCACAGAAGCCGGTGGAGAGGGAATTAATCTACAATTTTGCCATATTTGCATTAATTACGATCTTCCCTGGAATCCCATGCGCCTGGAGCAACGAGTTGGCCGCGTCTATCGCTTCGGGCAGGAAAAGGTGGTACAGGTATATAACTTTCTAAACAAGGGAACAATCGAGGATTTAGTCCAGTCCTACTTTCAGCAGAGACTTGAAAGAGCATCTTCGGCAATCGCCAAAGTAACCGGAGAAGATCCGGAGGAAATAATTGGTACCTTGAATGGCCAATTAGAAAGTGAGATAGACCCATCTAAGATTTATCAACGAGCCATCGTGGAAGGCACCCTAAATAAACAAAGTCAAAACGAAATAAAAGAGGCCGTCGAACGAGCAAAAAGGGCTTACGAAATAGCTACACAAAGTTTATTTAGAGACGTTTCCAGCTACTCTTTTTCCAATTACCAGCGGGATATCGCCACAGAATTAACCCTGGGAGAGCTACAGCAATTCTTCGAAAAATTCCTAACAATGAACAAGCGGCAAGTGCAGCGAAAGGGCGGCTTCCTCGAATTCATAGTGCCTGACGTCCTACGCTCATACGGGTTACCGGACAGATACCAAATAGCTACGTTTGATAGAGAATTGGCCATCAAACGCAGTGACTCTGATTTCATGGCTTTGGGGCATCCGTTTATTAATTCCATGCTTGAATATGTTGGTTCCTATGATTTTGGCGGTCTCTCCGCCATTAGAGAGATCAAAGCATCGGAAGTTGCAGGGGAATCTGGCTTTCTCTTCATATTTGTGATTCGCCATAGGCTAACACGTGAAGATGGTGATGAATACTTGTTTGAGTTTATGCCCGTATTTGTCGATGAAAGCAATAAAGTGGATGAAAAACTGCTACCTTTTGCACTTAAATCCGGAGCCGGTTCTGATACTTCTATTAACCCGCCTGATCCGACAGCAGCGTTCAGTACAGCTAAGAAATACGTTGAGCAAAAAGCGTCAATATGGGACTGGGATGAGAATATTGAATTTGTCGGCATAAGCTGGGTAGTGTTCAAGTAATTAAAACAAATATATCTATTTGTGCGTGATAACCTATACGCACCCCAATTGATGAAGCTGTTGGACCGGGGGCCGGGATTCGAACCACGGCATCACAGGTTTAGGGCCTGTTGTCCTACCGCTAGACTACCCCCGGTCAGTTCCTCACATTTGAAACCGGCGCGCATAAGCCAGCTCCCGACATAGGAGCGATGGCAGTCGGCCGGGTTTTTTTCCCAACATATAAGTATTTTGCCGTCCAGCTCCTGCCCGACTTTCTGCGGATCGAGCTCGGCAAGAATGTCATCATAGAGCTGGTAATATTGGGTTGTACTCATTTTGAGCATCGCCCTGGTCGGAGCTAATGCCAAATAGCGCTGCCCCTTCCAGTTTGGGGGAACGCCGATTGAGATTGCGACCTTTCGTTCTCTCTCGATACCCGCTAATATAGGACTCTTAAAATAAGATGTATAGATCACTTCCCCGCCTTTTTCAGCAGCTTTTGGATGATGGCCTCGTAGCTATCGCCCTTTTTGCCCATCCTAGCTAGCTTTTCGGCGGTTTCCTTACTGACCTGGATCGTGGTCATTCCTTCTTTGCTCATTGTAATCATTATATCAGTTATAACCGCCATTATTTTAGATAAGGTTTCGAGCCTTCATACTTAGGAATTTCTTCGGTTCTGCCAGGATGATATGATCGAGTACCGGAATCCCTAGCAACTCCCCACATTCCACGAGTCGCTTCGTCAAGTTTATATCCTCGCTGGATGGTTCCGTGTCTCCGCTCGGGTGGTTATGAAAAAATATCACGCTTGAGGCGTTAGCAGTTATCGCAAATTTGAAAACTTCCCTCGGATGGACGAGCGAACTGTCCAGCGTCCCGACTGACACGATGTTGAATCCGATCACACGGTTGCGGGTATTCAGGGCCAGGACGCCGAACATCTCTCGGTCGGCGCCGTCGAATATGCCCCGGACCGCTTGCGCCGCCGCTTCAGGTGAGGTTGCTTCGTTTGCCAATAGACACTCTGTTTTGTGAGATAGGCCGGAATCCCGAACCATCATCAACGTGTAGGCCGTGACCTTCGTTCCGCTCATTTTACCACCACCTTGAACTGGTCAGCCAGATTGCGGAACCACTGATTAACAAATATTACCAGTTGCTTTTGTGCCGAGTAGTGAACCCACTTGACCACACCGTCCTTGAAAACGACGGTCTCTTGGTCTACGCCCAAACCGTCCTGTCGGTACGAGATGGGATAGTAGTTAAGGTCTTTCCCTTTTATGAACACTACGTCGGGGTCACGCATTAGATCGCCGTTCTGCTCGTAGTATTGTGCGACTGAGTACATTTCGCCGTAATTGCACTCACCCACCCACTCGATATGAAGGGCCATGAAGCCAGAGGATTCCGGCTCTAGCTTTTTCGGGCTGTCCAGGGTGACGCCTTTGGTGAGATCGTCCATAAAGTGCGTTGCTACTGTGCTAATCGGCTTCATCACTACACCCCCAGGAGAGCGGATACCCTGCGGTACTCTAGGCTCTCGCGGAACTTTCCGACCAGCTTGTAGAGCATATCGACCTTCTCTTGCGTTATGTCAAGCTTGTCAGCTATGGCCTGGGCTGTCATGCCAGGATTGTCCAGCTCCAAATCGTTGATCTCCTGGAACGCTTTACAGGCCCGCTCAAATGCTGTATCGAACTTCTTGCGGGCTTCGGCCTCTTTTGGAGAGAGCTTGGTCTCGGGGAAAAACTCGACTTGGTTCTCTTCGCAATAGATTTTCTCAATCAACTTCCGGCATTCGGCTACTGAGAGCTTGTCGCCCTGCATGATCCTGATTACTCTCGCTTGACCGTTAATGCTCAGCTTGGACAGAAACCCGGCCACCGCTACGGAGAATTGACCGCGCTCGACCATGTGCTGCACGTCCTCGCGACACTTGAGCAAGCTCAGGCTCCAGGTGATTTGTCCTTTATCCTTCCCTATTACCTCAGCCAGCTCGTCAACGTCATGGCCGTCGTCCAGGTACTTTTGATATGCTCGGGCGACTTCCATCGGGTTAAGGTCCGCCCGATTAATGTTCTCTATTAGCTGCAACTCTTTGGCCAGGTTGCCGGTGTAGACGATGCAGTCAACCTCGGGAAGCCCCAGGGAGCTTATAGCCCTAAACCTGCGCTCACCGGCGATGATGATGTATCCTCTTCCATCCGGCCTCACCGTTATCGGCTGGAGAAGGCCGTTTTTGGCAATGGACTGCGCCAGCTCTGCTATTGCAGTTTCGTCAAAGACCTTGCGCGGCTGCTCAGGATCAGGCCTTATGTCCTTAACTGCAACTCTCATGATTTCCCTCATCCGTTAATACTCCTATACGATTACTTATAATCATTATAGTAGTTATAACGTCTAAGTCAATAGGTACGCAGAAAAAATTACGGGAATATCTCTTGAGAAATGGAACGAGCCGAGCAATATAAGCCCGACTCGCAGTACATTGGGAAATTATAGAAATCTTATCCACTTTAATGGCACTTGTCAAGGCGTTACCGTCCTCTTGATCTGCACTCGTCATTTACTCTCAAATCCCTTGTCAATAGTTATACGGTAATTTTTACCTTCTTTTTGCGTTTAGACTTCCATACCGCAAAGTCGTCGACCTTGCGGTCTTTCCCCACCAGGTATTTCAGCATAAGGAACATCTCCATCTCGAGCTTTTCCTCGTCCATGTTAAGCTCCCTAGCTATCTGGGCATATGTCCAGGCCGGTTGTACAGTGTAGTGCAGCGTAATCGCCACTCTCTTCGGAATGCGTACCAGCCTCGCATCGATCTCCGCTGCCAGCTCTGCGGCCGGCACGAACCTGGCACAACTTCGCTCGCCCGATCCTGGTCTTCCCGCTTCTCTCGGATCGGTAGGGTACGTGCCGCCCCGTAGCATCTCCAGGTTTGGCAGAATGAAATCCTCTAGCTGCTCCATGGTCGGCACAATCTCCTGCGGCGAATACCAGTCCTTGCGGATCAAGATTCCTTTCTCCTGTCAAACTTGGGCTTGATCCGAATGAGCCTGTCAATCTCGTCCAGACTCTCCCATTTGCAGTCATACGTTACGACAGCGCTTTGTCTGCGTCTCACAGGGATATGTCTGTACTTGACCTCGATAATCTGCCAGCACAGGCGGCTTGCAGGATTCATAGCGTCAACGAATGTTTGCACGTTGATACTCCTCAGTCGCAGAAATCATTAACCGTGTCTCTTCCCGATCAGCCAGGCAGATACGGCCATAGCCGATTTCCAAATGCCAGCAATCGTCCTTCACAAGAATTCCGGCATCGCACAGGCCATCGATCCAAGCTTTGCAGGCGCCGATCAAGTTCTCGAGGTCCCGCACGCGGCGTGTCGTCACGCAGAACTCATAGCTGATAATTGCTCGCTCCGGAGCCTTCCAACTATCCCGATGTTGCAGGCCCAGATAGCAGGCATACTGCCGTTCCTGCTTAACCAGTTTGGAACGGTTGATGTAGTGGAGCCGCCCGTTTAGTGAGAGCTCCGGCCTGGGCAGACCGCCGAACGTAAAGGTGAGTGAAAACACGCTCAACGATCTCCCCTACTGCTCCCCCGATTATCAGCCTCTCGCCACCTTGCGTACTCTCGTGCCTGTGTTATCGACATCGGCATTGTCCGTCCGCTTTCCAACCTGGAGTAGTTCAGTTTGGCTACGTTCAGGTCGAGGAACTTCTCAATGCCCCTGCCGAGAAAATCTTTGAGCGTCCAGCGGTGTTTCCAGTAATACTCCGGTGAGAGCACGATCACCGTGTAGTTACAGATAGCCTTGCAGAGATCATCGAACGAATAGACCTTGAGCTTGGCGTCTATCGCCCTGGCGATCTCATCTGTCAGCTTCCGATGGACGAGTATCCTCTGCGCGTTCCAAAGGTCGAAAATCTCGTTTCTTTCTTTAGTATTTCTTTCTTTACTGCTCTCTACATAGACACTAGATTTCTTTAAATTTTCTTTATTAAGATTGTTGCCTGTTATCGTGGTTGATAACGTCTCATTATCGTGGTTGATAACATTGCCCCCGTTATCGTGGCTGATAATTTTAGCTTCATCCAGCTTCAAATCATTATCGTGGTTGATAACGCCCTCCGTTCCCGTGCCTTCAAAATCTCCGTTATCGTGGTTGATAATGCCTTCTGGCAGCGTTATCGTGGCTGATAACGGTTTTGACCTTTCCCCTGCTTGCCCATACTCGAAGCTGATCCACTTGTCGAAATCCTTTTGCACAGAGTAAGCGTCGTTATCGTGGCTGATAACACGGTGGTCGGCAAGGCTTTTTAGCGCTCTGCTTACGTTAGGTTTCTTCATGCCGGTTAACAGTGCCATTTCAGCCAATGTGAAAGACGTTTTCTTTCGGTGCCATCCCCAGGTCATACGCACAATTCCATCAAAGACCTGCCGTGCTTCCCCTGGCATCCTGTACCTGCAAAGGAAGTCCAGCAGCTCGTTGGCTATGTCGGTATGGCCGTTCTCGGCCTGCGGGCTTGCCAAGTAGCGCTTCCTTTTTCCTCAGCTCGATCACGAGCTAATTGATGTGGGCGAGGCCTATCCTTACGCCGAGGTCCACTGCTTTGGCGTAGGCCACAAATAGGACGTTAGGGTCCAAGCGGGACAGGATGGGGTCATTCAATGCCCACAGCCGTACCATTTCATACATCTCCGGTACCCCTCCATGGGCGTCAATCACAATCTGACGAGACTGCTCGTTTGATGCGCCATATAGCGATTCAAACCGGTCTATCCGTTGGCTGTCGTTCAATTCAGGCTGATCTCCCTCTGCAATTTCCGCATGGCACTTACCACATGCGGGCTCCAGGTGTTCTGGATAACCCGCCTGGCTTCCATGTAGACTTTGAGCCTGTAGACGATCTCACGCTGGATCGCCTCCTGGCCGCCAGGGTTGACGTAACCGTACTTCAGCATGCCGAGCACCGCGCACCGTCTTTCGATGGTTTCCATTATCTCTTTGCTCATTGCGGCGCTCCCGTTGAGGCGTAGGCAATCTGCCATGCCTTGTCATAGTCCTGACGGTTTACCGCCTCGGTGAAGCCTCGCACCTTGACCAGCTCAGCGGGCTTCAATTGCAGCTCCTTTTCTAGCTTTTGGAACAGCTCTTTGGAACCTTTGATCTTCGCTTTTGGGCCAAAATGTTCTTCCAGGTCGTCCTTCGGCTTGGCGGCCGGAGCCGTCGTCTTCGTCTCGCACGATTCCAGCTTCGGAATGACGGTGATCTGCTTGCTGACGTTGACCATGGCCTTAGCTATCAGCAGGGCTGTATCGGTCAGCGCCTTTTCGGTTTTCATCACTTCTGGCCCCAAGGCTCCGCCGAGTACCAGGTCGGCCACGATCTTGACAGCACATTGGCTGACAATGATTTCGTCGTTCTTGTAGTACGGCTTCTTACCCGAGCCGCCCTTATTGAGAGAACGAATAACCAAATCCCCGTTCTTGCCTGGCCCAATCCGGTCGTCGGCGACCTCATCGCCCACTTTCACGGGTTCAAAGGACGTGGCGCCCAGCGTCTTGCCGTTCTGCTCTAGCTGGCAGTTAAACAGTTTCCTGTTCTGTCCATCCTTCGTGTATTCTTTTTCGATAACTGCTGTGATCTTCGCCATTTTCAACTCCCTCGCGCGTGCGCGTACCCGCGCGCCCGCGAATGCCCGCGATCGCCTACCAGTCCGCGTGCTCCCGCGCGTACGCGCGCTCGACGTCCATCCTGCGCTCCTTCTCGACCGAGGCAACCAAGAACTTAATCGCATCTGTGCGCGTGGTTAGCGGCTTCCCATCCGCCGGTACGAGATACCAATGGAACCCTCGCCATCTATCCTGTGACCGCTGTATCATCCGATCCAGCTCGTTGATTTCGTCAGGCGTGAGGTCCAGCTCGATTCTCTCGGATACTGCTGCCTGGTTAGACACTTTCCTTCTCCTTCTGGGCTTTCTCTTTTATCGCCTGCTCGATCACCCTGGCAATCGCACTATCGTCCTGATTGCCCCAGGTGACACCCGCCAGCACGAATTCACTTACCGACTTCTGTACCTTCATGATTTGCCTTCATATGTTGAATGATCGCAATATCAAGTTCAGGGAATTTCTGGCTTAGAGCAGACAAGAACTTCCGCCCTGGCTTCCTTTTTCCGCTTTTGATGCGGGAGTAGTAGCCAGCATCTACACCCAAGATTGCGGCGAATCTCTGAGAATTAAGCTCGTTTTTCGCCTGTACTTCCCCGATGGCCGCTATCAGTGTGTAAGTGTTTTCTACCATGTAGTCATGGTATAGCACCAGTTGCCAGATGTCAAGGGGTTACTGACATAAAGCGTAAATTTTTTCTACACGATCAGCCAGATTTAGATTGATTGACATAGCCACTATCGTGATATACTATATCTACATCTTGCCAATTGGCAGCTCGGAGGTAGAAAATGTCCATGAAGATGTTGAAAGAGACGGTCGGCGAAAGGATAGCCAGAATACTCGAGGAGCGCGGCATGAGCCAGCGCGAGCTCGCAAGGCTCGCCGACGTGGAGAGGGCCTATATCAATCAGATCATACATGGCAAGCCTAAGAATGTTGGCCTGCCGATTGCTCGCAAGATCGCCAAGGCCCTGGGCATGAGTGTGAGCGAATTGGTGGGTGAAGGCTCGGAGGAGCTGGAGCAGTACAAGACCATAGCTAAGCAGATGGTAGAGGTCTACCAGTATGCTGCCGACGTAGTGAAGATCCCCCTGCGTGGGGTCGTGCCGGCGGGCTATCCAGCATTTCAGGATGAAACAAACGAAGGGTTCTGGCCGATTCCCGCCAACGAGTTGCCGTCCGGAGCCAAAGGCCTATACGCCCTCAAGGTCAGCGGGAATTCTCTCATAGGTGACGAGATCAAGGACGGCGACATCCTGATCATTCAGCCTACACAGGATATTATCGAGGGCAAAATCTATGTCTTGAGGCTGGGCAACGAAGTGGTAGCACGCCATGTTTACCGCCAAAACGGAGAGTTTAAGCTCGTTTCGAGTAATCATGACTACCAGATAATCAAGGCAGACGAGGCCGAAGTCCTGGGCCGTGTTATTCTGTCGGACAGTTGGAAAAAGCATTAATGATAAAAGCCGCCATTTACTGCCGCGTCTCCTCGGACATGCAGGCCGAGGAAGAATTGCCCATTCAGGGCCAGGCAGTAGAGTGTGAGCGCTTCTGTCAGCAGAAAGGCTGGCAAATCGTTCATGTTTACAAAGACGAAGGATTCACCGGACGCAATACTGACCGGCCGGCCTTCGTCGAAATGTTGGCCGACGCCAAGAAGAAGACATTCAACAAGATCGTCGTCTGGAAAGGCTCACGCATCGCACGCAACGTGCAGGACCGCCTAGCCACCGACTCCATCCTGGGACGCCTGGGCATCGACCTGGTATCCCTCAATGAGCCGGAGATGGAAGGCTCGACCCGTGTTCTCATGCTGCCGATCATGGCAGCTATGGACGAGTATCAGAGCTATATCATTGCTGAAGACACGCTGCGTGGCCTGAAAATGCTAGCCCGTCAGGGCTACAGCACGGGCGGAGTCCCGCCGAAAGGGTATCGGGTTAAGAGAGTCGCCGTGGGCTTAAAAAAGAACGGCGAGCCGCTGTTCCGCACAACATGGGAACCGGACCCCGTATGGAGTGAACAGGCGCTCCGTGCGTTCGAGATGCTTGCAGAAGGCCGAACCGCTAGGGAAATAATCGAGACGACACACATTATCAACAACGACACGGCTATTAGTTCGTATTTCCGCAATTCGGCATTCATCGGGGAACGTGTGTACAATGTCCAGCGCCGAATTAAGGGAAGGCGCGTTAAGGTACCGCTAGATGATCCGGAGATTATCCGTGTACCCGATGCCCACGAAGCAATCATTCCCAGGGAGCTATTCGAACGTTGCCAAGTCATGCTCACCAGGCGCCGGCGTGGGCCCGGCCAGCTCCGTAATGTCCGGCATGATTTCATCCTGTCTGGCGCCCTTTGGTGTGAACGCCATAACTGTGCAATAACGGGGTCAGGGAATGGACGCAAACGTTACTATGTTTGCGAAAGCTTCCGGCGCGGTGGACGTAAGGTGTCCAACTGCCCGTCGCTGAATAAAGAGGCTCTCGAAACATTCGTCCTGGGTGTAATCAAAGACAAGGTGTTCACCGTCCGGCGTGTCCGTGAATGTATGCACTACCTCACCAAGTCTGCAATCACTGAGGACAAGCACAAAGACGATACGGAGGCCCGACTCAGACAGCAAATCGCCCGCGTCGACCTCGAGTTGCAACGGTTCTACAAGGCCATCTCTGACGGGATCCCCGCTGACTCCCTTGTCACGCCAATGGCTGAGAAACGGCAAATAAGGGATTCCCTGACCAACCAGCTCGACCAGCTCCAAAACGCCAAGGCCAGGGCGACGGGAGACCTGACCGGTTCAATGATCCAGGAAGTGCGGACCCAGGTCCTCGATGTTCTTGATAACGGCAGTCCTGACATCCAGCGAAAATTTATCCGGTCCTGCGTTCAGCGCATAAAAATAGCCGGGGACTCGGTTACGATCAATCTGAACGTACCGGAGAACCCGGCGAAGTTGCCTAGGGCTAATGCCGAGGGAGGGACTTGA